CTCGTGACAGCCACAACTCCAAGAAAAAAAGGGGGGATGGTTTGGAATGTAAGTGTATTACATTTCTGTTTCATTCTATTACACCCGCTGATGCTGGATAATCGCACACCTCATTATAACAATCCATACATATGAATACCAGTTGGGGTGATACCTCATTATTACACCCACATATATGCCAGCATGTGTTGGGTTGTATATACCCTGTACCCTGACAGTGGATGCACCTACTACCCCCCTTAATACCCCCCCTCCTACCCGTACCCCTGCAATACCGGCATCTATTAGTGACCCCCCATTGGATGATGTTACCCAAAGCGACTTCTCCTAGGAATGGCGATTATGACCTTTGCTCGCTTCCTGTCATTGCATCCCATATGTGCTGCTCTCAGATTGGAATAATCGTCTGAGCCTCCGCGAGCATGTGGTATTACATGGTCAACGCTGTCAGCGCCGGGATGTCCGCATAGGTAGCAGATACCATTATCCCGCGCCAGTACGCGCCGCCTAACCTTTGCCCATCCCTTCGGCATCCTCCGTCCAGAGGGTCGCCTGTGAGTCTGTGCTGCGAGTCGATTGCTTCTCAATGCGCCATACCTCGATGATGGTGACAGGTTGCCACATCTTCTCAGCCGTCAGCATGATTACTTGCGAGTCATCACGATAGCAAGTGCCAGTAAGCGCATCGAGTACGCTACGAACCAACTTATCCAAGTCAGGACGCTTGGGGTATCCATGCTTCTGGTTAATCGGTGCCGCAATCCCGAATGAGATTTTGATCCCGATTGGGCCATCCCATACCTCTGCCTTTGCCATCTTTGCTGCCTCCCTGCATTGCTGCCTCCATAGCGAAAGCGCGGGAGCATTGACATGCCTGACCCGCGCTACTCCTAGCCGTCTGTTATATACGGCAGTCATACTTCCTTGACTGCTTGGCTTGCCATCCACCACAAACTTGATGCGAGCCTCTAGCACCATTATCCCTCCCAACGCAAAAGAGGGTAGAGCGCGAACGCTCCACCCTCGATTGGCTTGCTTGTGCTACTTGGCTTTCTTGATGCCCTCAGCCGGGAACGGAAGCACCGACTCGATGCGGGAGTATCCCGCTTCGTTGACGATAATGACCAACTGCACCGGCATCCCGAGCAGCGAGTCAAAGTCGATGTCCTTGCCAACTTCCACATTCACACCCATGCCAGCCAGCCACTTGCTAGCCTTGGTCCGGGGAGTGATGCGAGGCGATGACGTGGCAGTCACTTCGACATCCTCGTCACCATTGCGGGCAGCGAACCGCCAGAGCCAAAACTTACCGTTATCGTTCTCCGCTGACTCGATGCTCTGGAAGATTGCCGGGTAGATACCAGCAGGGATAACGGGAACGATGTCCTCGACAGTCGCGCCACGAAGGGGGGTAGCCACAGTCTCTAACTCCTAGTCACTGTTATCTTTGCGACTCTCGGCGTTTCCGTCACTTCGGGACGGATGCCAGTCATAACGTGCGAGTACCAAAAGTTGTCTACTGCCCTAAGCATCACCTCCTCTTTTTGTAAGTCCCTTACAATGGGGATATGGAAGAATGCGCTTCCAACCAAGGCGACGATAATGCACACATCCCGATTGGTACATGCCATCTGCGCTCGCGCTTGGTATTCGTAGTGTGGATGAATGTCATCCTCGTTCCACCCGTACAAGATGGATGACACCTTGACTTCCATGAGCATGCGCTGACCCAACACATAGTAGTCAGGGGTAGCGCAGAGATTGACTCCGACTGACTCGCCCGTCAGCGGGCGATACAGTTTGCCTTTGTACTCCACAGAACGCGTTGCTGCCCGGACACGCAACCCCAACTTACGGGCAGCGTACCGGGCAACGTATGGTTCCATGAATGAGCCAATCGCCATCGCTTCGCTCTGCTGGTGCGTGTCCATCGCTGGTGTCATAAGTCGATCGAATATCTTGGTTGGCGACGAATACGGATGGTGCCCCAACAGCGCGTACACTTCTGACGCACTGACATTGCGAGCGCGTACCAAGTCGTTTGCTGGCGTCAGTGCTGGCATGTCGTCAGTCCTTTGCGAAGTCGAATACGGTAAGGGTCGTGTTTTCCATCAGCCACTTAGCCGTCTGGTCCGGTGCCGATGGGTCGCCATGTAGCGACGTGATACGAGCCAACTGGTCGCCTTGTGCGGATGTCAACTCGATTGTTACTCCCGCGTCAAACATGTAGAGCCGAGCGCGAATGTTGGCTTTCGCTGCTGCGGCTCTGACTTCTGGAAACGTATAGACTTCTGGCATTGTCTCTCCAATGTGTATGCCCGCTGCCACCGGGGGAAGTAGCAGCGGGCACATATGGTTAGTTGACTGCTTCGCGCTTCGTAGCGTCCAGTTTGTCAACCTCTGCAATCAGGGACGGCAGCAGCGTTTCCGCCATCGTCCGCATTGTCGATTGCAAGTCCTTGGCGGACTGGTAAAGGTGTGGCCCCATGACGATAGCGAGGATATCGCCTTCGTCAGCAGCGCCCCTTGCACCTTCCATTCCGTCCATCACATTACGCAGCATGATGCTGCATGCAGACATGGCAATCATTGCCTGTTCGCGGGTCATGGTCAGTGTGACTACATCGTCCCACTTCTGCCCGTCCTCTAGGTCAATCGCCATGCCCATGATGTCGGGCATCTTTGTCCTTGGCACAGTCTTTCCACTCCAATCCATACGAGAGTAAACGGAGGGTGGTACTTCCACCCTCCGTTGTAACTCACTTACTTACGAGGCGTCATCCTCAGACTCGTCCTCGTCCTCGTCCGCATCCGTCTCTGCATCGGCAGCGTTGCGGGCGACAATCTCGTCAAGGTCGCTGACGATTGCGTTGATGGACTCTGCGGCATCTCCGAAGATACGGACCATCTCTGCCTTGTCCGGGTCGCCCTCGTCAATGTTATTGACGCGAACCTCGAACGCTTCCAGAACCTTGACCAACTGCGCTGACGTGACCTTCGCTGCCCGCTCGGAAGTGACTTCCGGTGCGGTGCGTGTCCGCGACTGTGCAGTGCTGGCGGGCAACTCGCCCGACTCAATCATCTGCGCTCGCGTTGCCTTGATGACTTGCAGCGCCCGGACCCGCGAGAGAGTCCAACCAAACTCCTGCGACAGATACGTCTCAAAGTTGGTGTACTTGCGCTTGCCCTTGGCATCGGTGTGCAACTTCCACAGGTTAAACGAGTGGATGATTGTCAGCGCCCGGTAAACGTTCTGTCCCTTTTCCTCCAGAACCTTCCAGTTCTTTCGGATGACAGTCTCGTTCTCCTTAAGCATCGCCTTGCGGACTTCGGCGCTACCCTCTGCCGTGTTGACGACTTCCCCTTCGATGGGGGCGATTGCGGTATCGGTCACAGTCTCTATCCTCTTTCCTGTAAGCCACTTACATTCCGGTGGCAGCGGATTGGTTGTCAGAGGCGCTGGACTCGCATGGCTCGTAGATTTCGAGATACCATGTTCGCTGCTTGATGTCGGGACTTTCGTCCTCTGTCCCTCTGACTTACTTAATGTAACACACCCATTGTGAGAGTCAAGGGGTTTTTGGTTAAGCCGCCTTAACAAACATTACAGTTTTGTCATAGGCTCCACCAGAGCGCAAGAGCGATTGGCAGTCCGATACCGGGAGCGCGGTTCGCGGTTCGCGTCTGGCGATACGCTGCGACCCAATGCGCTGGCGGTGCCGGTGGTGCGCTAATCCCTAGCGCGTACAGTAGTCGAAGCATTGCTTACACATCCTCTTGCGCCATGCTCGTCTGCGATTGCAGACGTAGGGGTAGTGAGCGTTACACTCACAGAGTTTCCAATCGAGTCGGATGTCAGTCACTTACACCGTCCCAAGGATGATGCGAAGCGACTTCCATGCCTCGTTGTTTTCGTCGGTGCTATTGCCACTGGCATACCACCAACCTTCCAGCCAGCCTTGCGCTGCCGGGATACCATTCGACGCGACGACATCCGCCAACTGCCGCGCGATGCGTCGCATGGTAGCGGTGTAGGTCAGGGAGTCGTTAGCGACAACCAGCAACTGCGCTGCTGTCGTCTGCCGTCCATAGAGGATGGCGTAATGGCGCTGGCGCTCCACCAGACACGTCGGGCAATCGTAGGTTGCCTTCCGGTCAGAGTGGAAGTCAGTCCAAGGACCGTGCTTCTCGCACTGGTACTCATACGTCTTTGGCACTGTCTCTATTCTCCTATCTACCGACAGGTAACTCCCTGTCTATGACATCTTACCATGTAAGCCACTTACACGTCAACTTAGCCTTTTGGCAACCCAAAGCAAACCGCGTATCGCGGTGCGCCAATGGCTTGTCCGTTTGTCTCCGATAACGCCTCCGCTAATCTTCGTTCGTCATCTAAAAGTTGCATCCGTACTACCAAGTCGGAGTGGTGGTTGGGTTGCCGTTTTCCAGTACGGCTCCTGCACCCTCCGTGGTTGCCGGTACTTCGCTAACACCGGCTCCAAGGCAATGAGCGCATCGCGTCTGATTAGCCATGCCCGGAAGTTGCGTATTCGATCCCGAGCGCGCATCGTCCATCGCTGCGGTTCTTCCCATGTCCGCGTAAAGATGAACGTTCCACCACCGCGACCGCGCAATGTCACAAGGTCAATAAACCGCCAAAGGTCAAGGCGACGAAGGAAGCGCGATACGGTGGCTCGACTGCATCCGACAACGGTAGCAATCCGTTCCAGTGTATCGCGCTTCTCGCGCTTCCAGTACTTCTGTACCTCTGACCATATCGCTTGCTGCTTCGATGTCATCCAGACAGTGCGCCCGCGATAGGTGACGGTATAGATGGCAGCGCCGGGATGGTAAGCCTGATAAGCGCGAAGCGCCCCAATCGGGCCACCGCCTTGCCACATCCTTGTACCGTCAACCTCATGGTCGCCAAGGTCACGGTATACGGATACCTTCACGATTGGTACACAGTCTCTCCGTAAAGTTGGCACAGTCTCGGAGATTGTAAGTCCCTTACATATCAGTTAGTGCCCGGCGGAGACTGTGCCAGAGCGACACCGGGCACCGATGTATAGTATACACCCTCGACTGCATATATGCAAGTTATGCCCATACCCCTCCGGGGATATCGCCAGAGCCTGCCCAAACTGCTTCGCCCCATCGCGCTGCCTTCGGGTCAAGATACCAAGTCGTCTGGTTCCACTTGCCAACGTCCCAACCGGCATTAGGCACCATCTCGATAATGTCGCCAATCGGGAACGGTGGCTGTTCGTCAGGATGCTTCGACCACAGGTACGCATCGTTAAGCAACTTCTGCTCATGCACTGCAATCGCACTGTCAATCATCGGTTGCGGGTCAGGACAATCCGGGCAATCGGGCACCGGCGCTGGCGGTGGTGTCGTCGGCGCTGTCGTCTCTGCCGGTGGCACCTTCGATACAGCGAAGTAGATGCTGCTCGACAATCGCTTTGCCCATGTCTCGATGTCCGATGGCTTGACCCACTGCCAGCCATCCGCTAGCGGGTCGCCAAACAGCCATCGTCCGTCACTGTGAGTCTCAGCGCCAATGACGCATGCGTGACCGCCATCGAATGACTCACTGCCGGGAACGTTACCCTCGCCTTGGATGATGATGGCTCTGCGCTCATTATGCGCTGTCTTGACCGCACCCCATCCGGCACCAGTCTTGATTGTCAGTGTCTGGTTGCCGTACCTGTCCCATGCTGTCCGCATGTCGTAAAGGTCAGTGCCGCCAGATTGGTCGTCTTGATGGTGGCGCATGTCGCCACCTTGCGGTCCTGACTTGTCCTGAGTGTGATATGCGTAAGCAAGCGCCGCGCTGACTGCCGTGCAGTTGCTCCAACCGTGGTCATTGCCAGCGCCGCTGCTCTCTGACCCGTAAGGCTCCTTTGGGTCTTTGGCAGGGTCTTGCATCCGCCAGTCAGGACGAAACGCGCCACCAGTGTCGATTGGCTCGACATGGCGTAGGTTTTCGATCCCCGGAATACGGTCAGGACGTGGCGAAAGTTGCCGTAAGCCAACCGCTACTGCGATGGCTCGCGGCAACCGCGCAATGTACTCAATGTCATTCACTTACATTATGCCCTTGGCCCATAGGCGACAGCCATGACTGACCAAGCAAAGGCAGATAGGTTGCCGTTACCCTTAGAGATGCGACAGGTAAAGCCAACGTTGGTGATGCTTGTAGTACCCGCTGAGATTGCAATGTTGTCAATCGACTCCATTGTACAGATAACTACAGGCTTGCTGCCAGCCGCGAATGGATGGTCAAACACGATACCAGCGTCAGCAAACGTGCTGCCACCGGGCGCGGCCACAGTAAACCTCTTGGTTTGGATTTCCATTGCAACCACTTGGTCATGCACCACATCGCCCCATGCCTCTGCGATGGGTTCACCCGCTGTCGGGGGAGTAGGAACCGCCATTGTGCTGCCTCCTTTTTGTAAGTGGCTTACAGAACGATTGCCACCGCGATTAGGATAATCGCCACTGCAAGCAGGGTCGCTCCCATACCAGCGAATGACGCCACTGCCAGAATGAGCGCCAACAGCGCAAGTCCTCGCTTGATTGTCTCCGTTCTCATGCTGCAACCTCTAGCGTCAACCGTAGGAACGGACGATTGCCAGATGTCCCATGATGGCGAGAGTAGAAACAGGTTGTGTACTTGCTGGTATCCTCGCCAGCAGACTTGACCATAACGCCGCGCTGCGCCTGTCCCGAACGCCATGCTTCTGCAATCGCGGTAATGTCAATCGCCTTCTCTGTTCCAGTGCCCTTGGGCACCGTGGTTGTCACTGACCCGGATGACGTTACGGAAGGACCGGGATACTTGACGCTGTTGGAAGTACCGAAACCGCATGATGCGCTGTAACTGCCTTCGCTCCAACTGCCGGTAATCCGCGAGACGTTAACCTTTGGTTCTGACCCGAATGCCCCGCATGAGTTAGTGCCAATCTTGACTACCAACTCTGCCTTGACAACTCGCACCACACCGGAGAATGGAATGTCAGTAAAGTCAAGCACTGCCCGATTGCGATACGGACTGATGTACCCAATCGGCAACTGCACGTCAGTCCCGTTGCCAGCATCCAGAGATGACGAATGCGCGAGCCTAGCGTCAGCAGTGCAGTTGTAAGTACGCACAACCTGTGTCGTTGACGGTGGCTCTGGCGGAATGACTGGCGGGGGAGTGTCTGCTTCCTCCCATTCCTTTGCCGGAATGTAACTGCTGAGATGCGCCGTCCACCCGGTATCTGTATCGGCAGTAATCGTCCCTCCGAGTACGCGGGCAGCAACGTCGATGGATGGCGTGACTGACTCCACTACCAGATGCGCGATGTCCACCATGCCCAAGTCAAGAATGCTCTCTAGCGCATCCTCCGTCTGTGGATACAGCGTACCGGGCGAGTACTGCAATGACGCACCAGCACGGTCAGCAAGGATGCTATCAACCCATGCTCGCGCGTTGGGCACTGGCTGGTCCCGATGCAGCAGGATGTCGCCATAGATACTCGCCTTGGTCGCGTCGAATGCTACCACTGGCTGTCCGGGCGAAACCGCAATGTCAAAGGTAGAGATGCGCGTAAACACATTCTGTAGCGAGGCGTCAGTCTCCATGTTACTGATTGCGATACCGTCCACTCCGCCAGCCTGAAAACCAGTATCGCGGGGATTGCCAAAGGATCGAAAACGCAACGTCCCGTACCTGTCCATCCACGTCGCATACAGCGCATCGTAGGCGGCAGTCAGAATGATGTTCCATACTGTCGCCTCGCGCTCTTGCACCTTGCCTACTGGCGGGTCCGTTAGCACTTCCCCGAAACTGATATTGTCGTACTCGACGATTGACCCAACCGGGCCAGCGGCATTGTAGGCAAGGATATGGTACATGCCGTCTGCCGGTGGCACAAAGTTAGTCTCTTTGTATACCCAATCCGGGCCAGCATCGAAGTGCAGGAATGATGCGGTCACTCCCCCAGCATCGTCCAGTCTGCAATCTCCGGTTGCACCAGTCGCTCTGCCCCAGCACGACAGCCTGTAAGTAACCCCACCTGTTAGCGGTAGCGCTTGCCCCTGTATCTGGGGGAAGCCAGTGTCGCCAGTGATATGACAAACATTCCCACCACCGGCTCTAGTTGGCGTAATGCGGACATTACCAATCGTTGCCCAACCAGTAAGTCCTAACTCAAAGTCACCATTGTAGATTAACTCATCAACCAACATGACTTTAACAAGCGACCCAAGTCCAGCCTTATTGATAACATACTGCGCCCGCGCTCGCAGTGTCGTCGGCATCAACGGGTCAGTATGCTGACCTTCCGGCAGATGCGCTCCGACCATCAACTGTACTTGGTCCGTTCCCCGCAGCGAGCCTTTGGCTGTCACAAGGTCGTACTTAACTTCGTCAATCAGTCCCTGACGCACAACCCTATGCGTACCAGACTCATTGACGTATGCCAATCGGATTGGCTTACCCGGACGGATGGTTGTGGCGTATGGTGACTGCCCGTTAGACGGGTCAAGGATACGTTCAGGGTCGTAAGTGTTGACAGTCCAAGAACCGGCAGCAGGAACGGTTAGCACACCAGCAGGGTCATCGGCACCCCATGTCACAGTAGCAACCATGCTCTGCGGTGTAATGTCATTCCACCCAAGTCCGGGCCATGTAGAGACACCCCAAAGCGCTTCGCCCCACTTCGCGCTACCCGGCGCTGGTCCGAATATCTCGATGCGAGCGCGACCAATAGCGGGCAGAGGCGGAAGTGCCATTAAGTGCGACCCGGAGCAAAGACACTGCCAGCGCCGTTGCGACGTGCGTAATCGCGCAACGCCTTGGTAACTCGCGCCTCAATCACAGACGGGTCGCCATAGATGTTAATGGTGACTCCACCCGCGCGAGTCGCAGAGCCACCGCCAGACTGTAAGCCACTTACAGATGGACCGCTAATCGGCGCTGGCGCAGACTTCCCGTTAAACGGATTAAGGTCAAGGTTTTTCAGTCCGTCCACTGCTTCGCGCAATGGACCAAGCAACTCCCTAATCTTGGTAATCAGTCTGGTCACTGCATCGACAATCTTGGTAATCGCCTTCGCTGCAATCTCAGCAACCCGCGCCAGTGCGCTGACGAGCGGCAGCAACGCTGGCAGCAGCGACTCTACCAGTTTAGCGAACGCGATGATGAGTGGCCCAAGCGCCGTGCCCAAGTCTTTCAGCACTGGAAGCAACGCGCCGCCAATCGCTTCTGCTGCTTCGCTGAAAGCAATCTTGACCTTTTCGCCCATCCCGGTTGCAGATGCGGCGTAGGTATCAGCAGAGCCTTTAGCCAACTCGGTTGCGTTCTGGATGGTGTTCATCCCGGTTGCGCCCTTTTCCAATCCGGGCAGCATCCGAAGTAGCGCCGTGTCCTGACCCGCGTATGCCTTGGCAACTGCGTCAGTCGCAGACTCTAGGCTAACGCCAGCCAATCGCGCGATGTCCTGAGACTGCGCCAGCAACTCGACAGACACACCCGCGCTGCCAGTCGCGCCAGCCAAAGCAACCAGCGATGCTCGCGCCTCGTCATCCGTAAACGCCATCTTCTGTGCAGAAACCACAGCAGCGTCCATCGCTGCCTTGTGTGACTCTGCTTCGATCCCGGCATTACCCAAGGCAAGAGCAAACTGTTCCTCTGCCGCTGCGGCATCCTTGCCAGCGACTAGAACATCTTTTGTAACCTTCCCAACCTTGCGGATGGCATCAGTAGCAGCGTCAATCTTGCCAGTGCTAATGCCAGTGTCTAGCGACTTCCCGAATGCGCGTATCTCTTTGGTCGCGCCGTCAATCGCTTTAACAAGGTCTTTGTTATTGCCGGTAATGTCAACGCCGACTTCTGCCATGCTAGCGCCTCCGAGCGCGACGACGTGCCTTGGTAATCGACGTGACTGCCGAAACCTCAGCCACCGTCATGTCCTCAGCCTCTGCCGGGGATACCCCTGCCAGCAGCGCAACGCTGACAACCGCTGCCGCTCGCTTCTGCTCTGCCTCTATCACATCGTCGGATGCCGCTGACCCGACAACGTGCAGATGACATGACTTGACTTCCTCAAACGTCAGCCCCGGTTCCACCCGTCGCCCCATGACCCAAGCCATTGCGTACAGCAGCAATCCTTGGGTCCGGTTCTGTGGCCCCTTTAGCACATCCACCATCTCGTCAACGCCAACGCCGGATGCGTCAGCGATGTCCAACGCATCCAGCAACGTCAGATTGCCGGGAGTAATCCCGGCAACGTTCAGAGTGATATGGCGCGGCTCTGGCAGAACGTCAAGTGTCAAGTCCTGCTTGACTTGCAGCATGCTCGATTACCTCAGTAAACGCCTTCTCTACTTCGCTCTGCTTCTCGTCCCATGCTCTCTGCACTGCGAACGCTGCTGGCACGAAGCGTGTCCCAAACTCTTGATAACTCGCGTAATCCTGTTCGTTTACAAACTTGCCACCTTCGACGTTCCATGCTCCCTGCATCGAGCCTGTATCGTGTCTGGTGTTTGCCTTGACTGTCGGGAGGATTGCCTTTGCCGCCTTGTCCTCAGCCTTCTCCAAGTCCATATCAGCGAACCTGTCGAATGCTGCGACCGTCTCCGGTATCCCGGTGGCGACAAACTTGATGCCTTTTTCAGCCATCCTATGCATACCCTTTATGCGATGTAAGTGACTGACAATCTCCCTCGTGAATGCCCTACAGTGCCCCTAGGAAGCCCGCTACGGCTCCCATTTCCGAAAGTAATGCTAGGACATTACTTTTGGTTTTAACTGCCCTTAGCGTGGCTCCTAGCGTTTTTGGGCCTCCAATGCATACTTGACGCTTTTTGTCAAGTGCCAAAGGTCACGAATAGTTATACACCCGAAGATGCATAACTATGCTACGCGATTGCGAGTGTCGGAGTCGTCACAAACGGCAGCGTAACCTCAAACTCAGCGAACGTCCCGACTTCGCCACCGTACTGCACCGGGATTAGCGTCACTTGCCCCTGCACTGCCGGAGTCGCAGCGGTGGCACTGGCTGTCTGCCCATGAGCATTCAGCACGACATCGGCAACCTCGCCTTTATGGTCCCAAAGGAAACGAGCCAATCCGGTCGCGCTGTAATCCTGACCGGCTCGCATCACCAGAGCGTAAGTCTCTGGCTCCGCATTCGACGCAACCGCGCCGTCAAGTGTCGGGTAGTCAACGGTATCGCCCGCTGTCACTTCGACATGCACGTCTGCCGCATCGCCCTGATACGGTGCCGCTACCCCTGCTGGAAGCGTCAGCGTAAAGAGAGCGGTTTTCATAAACAGGATTGTCGCCATGACTAATGAACCTCCGCTATCGTCTCGATAGTACCGCGACAGGCAAAGTACTTAGTACCGCCCATATCGGTAACGGCTGGCCTACGCCATGTGGGATGGGACCAACTCTGCAACGCGTCAATAGCAGAGTCGATCGAAACCACCATCGACTCCAACTCGTCAAACGTTGCCATCGAGTCGGTTCTCCCCGCGACAGCCCAAACCTCCCAAGTCTGCGTCCTTCGTCCGTTAAACCGTCCCGACACTTCGACCCAAGGCTCTGACGGGAAGATGCGAGCGCATGGCGCAGCAAACGTGCCCATGCCATAGAACGCACGAACACCCGCTGCCTCTAGCGCAGCGAGCAACTCCGCCCGAGCATCGGTCAGTGTCATCCGATGCCCGGAACGCTGTACCGCTCGATTAGCGGGCGAACGCCATCCAGATAGTCTCGCGCTACCCGAATGGCGTTGCCCTCCAAGTCCGCGTAGCCAGTCAAGCCAAACGTTGCTTCTCGACGCTTGTACCCTTCGGCACCGCCAATCATCAAAGCAACGTTCAGTTCATCCTCTGCGGCAGAGCCATCGACAATGACAGCGCCATTCAGTCGCTGCGTCAGTCCTGCAACCAACGCTTTGGCGACCATCGTAGCCCATGCAGTTTCCTCGTCCGTTGGCACCGTAACGCCAACGAATGATAGAACCTGCTCTGCCGTCAGAGAGTACATTGTAAGTCAGTTACAACTGGCTTACGGAGCGACGACGGGTGGAGAGTAAAGGCGAACGCCCTTCGGCTCCAGCACCGCGAAACCAAAGTACTGCCAGATTGCAAACACGACGGACTGTGGCCCCTCGCGCTCCATCAAGCGAACGTCAAGCACGGTTGACTTCCACTGGCGAGCATCATTGCGACGGGCAATGACTTCGCTAGTGGCTGCAAGCAGCGCCCATGCCGGTTCCACCGGAACGCCACCGATGACGCCTCGCTGAAAACCGGGTGCCGTCTGCTGCCCAAGCGCATTGCTAGGCGCGATGTACGGCATGAGCGGTCGCCCGTTGCCGTCAACCTCGCCCGACAGAGCGCCCCAAGATGTGCTGTTGACGAACACACCTTCTGCGGGAAGCATCCGCGCCCCGGCACCACCAGCAGCAGCACCAGCGTAGTACTGCCCAAGCGCAGCGGCAATGCCCGAGTGGAGAGTGCCAACCAAAGCGCCCGACGTTGCCAGTGCTTCCAGCACCAGAGCGATTTCCCGCTCTGTATCGCGCATCAGCAACTCGCGCAACTGGTTGCCGATGATGACATCCGTACCCGGCGAAGCACCATCGACAGCCTGACGAGAGACAATCGACTCGCCACCGATTGTCTTAGGCGTCAGCGTCTTTGGCGCTGTCGTCACATCGACATTGGCAACCGGGTCATTCTCTGCCGCCTGAACATCCGTATCGCCCGTCACTGCCGCGAACGACGGAACGATAATCGGATTGGGCGCAGCAATCGGAGTCGTTGCGAAGAACGCCGACAGTGGCCCCGTATAGGCGATGTCCGGCACATAAAGGTCAGGATAGTAGTTAGTCGGATAGGCACCGGCGATATCCGCGCTATCCGTTGCGCGGTTCATCTGACCAGCAAGGTCGATGACAAGCGCCTTGTGACGGTGGAGTCGCTCGCTCGCTCCGCTGTCCCGGTTGGCAACCAGAAGGTCAGCGAAGAACGACTGCCCCGCTGCGGGTCCGTAAACGCTTTCGCTCCGGGTCACAACGGCTGGCGAACCAACGCGACCAGATGGCAGCGAACGCCGCTCTGCATCGCGCCGCTGCTCGTCTGCTCGCGCATCGACAATGAGCGCGTCAACATTGGTCAGTCGCTGTCCGAGACTCTCGATGTCCCGAGTCTCAGTCTCGTCAAGCGCCCGGTCCTCTGTCTCCGCAATCGACCGCACTGCGGCAATCTGAGACGTGATTGTGTCGCGTCGCTCCGTGAGCGCAGCAACGGTCAGATTAGGCACCATGCCCCTTCCTGTCGCTCGCGCGACGCTCCTTAGTGCAACTCGCGCCATGCGATATGCTGGCGCATAACTGCCCGCGATAGCAGCGAGTCTCGCCCCGCTGTAATGCTCGATAACGTCAGCCTTGCGCCGATGCTTACCCGGCACAAACTCAACGCTGACGCCATTGAGTCCAGACTGTACCTGACTCCGAGCCTGTGGCGTTTCTGGAACATCCAGAAAGTCACCAGCGAACCAGAGTCCGGTATCGCGCTCCTGCAAGTGGTTGA